ATGGAGGGTGCAGAGATTACATGGAAGGATGCCCACAATAATGGCTGGGCTATGATGGACATGCGTTTGCCTAATGTGGTAAAGAAAATTCAGACTGATAAGAAAGAGTTTAGTCTGATGAAGCGTATCATTGCACTGCATGGTGTGGATGGCACGTGTTCTAACACAGCTATCTTTGGTGCGATTGACTTCTTCTGCCTCAATGGGCAGATCAGGGGCAATCACGACAGAGTGATGCGTAAAAATACAGCAGGTCTGTGCATGGAAAAGTTTGCCAGTGATCTAAAAAAATCACAGCAAGACTTCAATGAACATGCCAAGCAGATGCAACGCTGGGCTAACGCTAGTCTTATGCAAGTCAATGTTAAAGACCTGCTAAAAGATATTGTGAAGGATGCTAATCCAGAGAAGATGTATAGTCTGTATCGTTCAGAGGTGACTAATCGTGGTGACAATCTGTTCGCTCTGTACTCTGCCTTTACTAACTACGCAACGTATGCTGATGAGCAGAATGGTTTCAAGCTACGTGAGACAGGCAAGGATACGCAGTCTGTGAACATGTTCAAGCGTGAGATTAGTGTAGCCAAGTGGATTGAAACACCACAGTTCAGACAACTGGAAGCAGCATAATGCTTAGAAGGTTGCATGATACTGATGAACCCAAAACATTAAATGGAGCATGGTTTTTGCCATGCTTCCTTTACTGGACTGTAGACTGCTATGTAAAACTAGCTGTGTTAGAAAAATCACCTGATTGGAAATTTTATACCACTTATAAGTTTTATTATGAGAGAGGGTATGATCCAGAAGAGTATGTACACAGGTCATTTAGCAGAGCAAACATATCTTTGGGTGATGGTGTGTATGTACATGACAAAACTAGCCAGTACTATAAATTAGAGAACTATCAATTTATAGATGGTAAAGAGGCTTATGACATGCTAGACTGTTCTTACTTAGATGGTATGTCTATACAATGTCATAGAGAGGAAATAAGAAATGCTAACGATTAAAGAACTAAAGGATGAATACTATTCTTCCCATGATTTCAAACACTTACGTGATGAAACTAAGGCACAGTATAGCTATCTTCTAAACTTTGCATCGTCAACTGATGTCGGCAACAAAACATTCAATGACATGAAGTTGTCGGACATAACAACCAAGCAAGCAAAGCTGGCCTATGATGGGTGGTGCGACAGGGGATTGGCCTTTGCTAATCACATAGTATCTGCCACCACCATGCTACTAAACTATGCCATACGAATGGAGCATATAAAAACCAATCCCTTCGCTATCGTGCGTAGGAGGTCCACTGAGCCGCGCAGGGTTGTTTGGGGTAGGGAGGATGTCAAGAGACTGCTAGACGTAGCGTACAGCGATTTTAGCACCCGTAACATAGGTTTGATTGCACACATGGCATACGAATGGTGTCAACGTGTAGGTGACATGCGTTTGCTTACATGGGATAGGGTAGACTTTACAAATAGGTCAGTGCATATCAAACAATCCAAGCGTAATGCAGAAGTTTTTCTGCCCATTGAGGAGGATTTGTATGGCATGTTAGTAGAACAGGAAAAGGATTTTGGTTTCCAGCCCTACGTTGCACCAAGACCAGAGCCATATCAGGGTGAGTACCTGCCCTATTCGGTATACAAGCTACCACATTATGCACGTAGGCTAATGGATGCAGCAGACTTACCACCTGAATTACGTCTTAGTGATCTACGTAGGACAGGCACGACTGAAATGGTAGAGGCAGGTGTAGGAATAGGACAGATCATGTCGGTTACAGGACATGCTAACCCACAGTCAGTCAAACCCTACATGAAAAATACTTACAAGAGTGCAGAATTAGCCTTGACAGCTAGAAAGAAAGCATGATATAAGCATTCAACTGCCGCAACGAACTACTATTATATTATATATAATACATATAGAAAGGACACATATATGATAAACTTAAATGACTATGACGTGTCTGATGGAGAGACACAGAGGATGGATTGTCCTGTATGTAGGGGCAAGAATACATTCAGCATCACCAACAACATGGGTGATCTTGTGTGGAATTGTTACAAGGTTAGCTGTACTGTCAGTGGTAGCACCCGTGTAGGCATGAGCATTGATGACATCAAGGCTAGGTTTAAGAAGATAGATACTGTAGATGACATTGATTTTGAACTGCCAGAGTATGTTATACAACGTAGTGGTGGCTTGTATATGAACAGATGGTGTGACAGGTGGGGCTTGAATGCAGACAAGTTAGGTCTTATGTATGATGTAAAGGAAGACAGGGTTGTATTCCCTGTTGTACATGATGGCAAGATTGTGGATGCCACAGGCAGATCACTTGGAAAAAGAATACCTAAGTGGAAAAGATATGGAAATAGTGGCTTGCCATACGTACATGGTTGTGGTAAAGTCGCTGTAGTTGTTGAGGACTGTGTGAGTGCAGCCGTTGTCGGTGATTGGTCTTCTTATGTTGGGGTCGCGCTTCTTGGAACATCGCTTCAAGATTCGCACAGAAGCTATCTCTCACAGTTCTCAACAGCCTTGATAGCATTAGACCCTGATGCATTAACCAAGTCACTTCAGATGGCTAAAGAACTACGGGGCTACGTATCTGATGTACGCCCTATCAAACTGGAAGATGATATAAAGTATTGTAACCCAACAGACATGGAGAAGTTAAATGGAATTATCACTAATTAGAAGCCTGATGGACAGGGAATTTTATGATGATCACCGTGGCGCACGTTGCCCTGATCGCCTGTTCAGTAAGGATGTAAGAAAGATTAAGAACACTATCGACAAGGCAATGGATCAGTACGAGCGTACTGTTACGCCTGATGAGATTGAGGCATTGTTTATGGCAAACAATCCCACTCTTACTACAGCACAGAAACAAGCCTACTCCAACCTCTTTGCTAAGATTAAGAGAGAGCAACCCATAGGTGGGGATGTAGCACAGGAGGTATTGTCTAAGCTGTTTCAACAGGCAGTCGGGGAAGACATTGCCAATTTAGGTGTCGAGTATGTAGTAGGTGACAAGTCTAGTCTTGAGCCACTGCGTCATATACTTGAGCAGTATGGTGACGACTTTACACCTAACCTAAATATTGAGTGGGATGACATCGACATTGAGACATTGCTTGCACGTAATGATCTTGAGGCACGTTGGACATTCAACATGCAGAACCTTGTAATGAATGTAGAGGGTGTCAATGCTGGTCACTTGATTGAGATTGGTGCTAGACCCAATACAGGCAAGACATCGTTTCATGCATCAATGATTGCATCGCCCGGTGGCTTTGCCCATCAGGGTGCTAACTGTATTATCTTATGTAATGAGGAGGGCTATCACCGTGTCGGTGCTAGATACCTGACTGCTGCTACAGGTATGACTATGCAGGAGATTAAGAAAGACCCCTCCAAAGCACGTGATCTATATGCCCCTGTCAAGGAACGTATTAAGATCAAGGATGCTACAGGACGTGACATGAATTGGGTGGAGTCTGTGTGCAAGACATACAAGCCTGACATAGTGCTGTTGGATATGGGTGATAAGTTTGCCAAGGCAGGGGGCTTTGCCCGTCCTGATGAGGCACTCAAGGCTAATGCTGTACATGCCCGTATGATAGCCAAGCAACATGAGTGTGCTATATTTTATATGTCGCAGTTGTCAGCAGATGCAGAGGGCAGGACAGTGCTTAATCAGTCTATGATGGAGGGATCAAAGACAGGCAAGGCAGCAGAGGCAGACCTGATGATACTGATTGCTAAGAATGTTATCTCTGATAATAATCAGGAGGAAGACCCTCAACGTCATTTGAATGTAGTCAAAAACAAATTGACAGGGTGGCATGGTAGTGTTACAAGTAACTTAGAATATAGAACAGCGAGGTACACATAATGAAGCTAACACTAGATGTAGAGAACACAACAACAGAACGTAATGGCAAGCTACACCTTGATCCATTTGAGCCAGACAATTCACTGACTATGGTGGGTATGCTCACAGATCAGGGTGATGAATATAGACTAGCATTTGACCACGATGAATATGATCCTAATGGGTGTGTGGATAAGCACGGTACTGTTTGGTCACCTATAAATAACAACAGGATATGGGTACAAAAACTTCTTGACCAAGCTACTATCATCATCGCGCACAATGCAGCGTATGATCTGCTTTGGCTGTGGGAGTCTGGCTTCAAGTATGATGGCCCTGTCTTTGACACTATGCTTGGAGAATATATACTGCAGCGTGGACAAAAAGAGCCTTTATCACTTGAGGCTTGTGCTGAACGCCATCAGTTAGATACCAAGAAACAGGACACTCTCAAAGAGTATTTTAAGAAGGGCTATAGCACACGTAATATACCTCTTAATGAGTTAGATGAATACCTATCTGCCGACTTACATGCCACACAACAATTATCTGACAAGCTGATGCGTCAGCTAATGACAGACAGTTCTAGTCTTATGGATACAGTAACACTAACCAATCAGGTATGTGTCACACTGGCACGTATATATCAGCGTGGGTTCAAGGTTGACATGGACGTGCTTGAAGAGGTGCGTCAAGAGTTTGAACAGGAGAAGTGTCAACTTATTGACGACTTGCAGGTTCATGTTCGTAGAGTTATGGGTGATACACCTATCAACCTAAATAGTCCAGAGCAATTGTCTTGGGTTATCTATGGTCGTAAGGTTATTAACAAAACAGATTGGGCTACACAGATTGATCCGTACATGGGTGATAAAGAGTTTAGTAATCTATTAGCCACAGGCACACAACGACTGTATCGCACTACGGCTGTTCAGTGTCGGACATGTAATGGTACAGGTTATATAAGGAAGACTAAAAAGAATGGTCAGCCTTTTGCTAAACCTAGCAAGTGTCCAGAGTGTCACACAGAGGGCTATCTATTTAACCCTACAGATAAGCTGGCTGGTTTTAAGTTCAAGCCACCATCAGCTAAGTGGGCCAGTGCCAATGGATTTAGCACTAGCAAGAATAATCTACAGTTGCTTGAGGCTGTTGCTAAGTCAAAGGGTATGGACACTGCTGTTGAGTTCTTGTCTAAGGTAAAGAGGCTTAGTGCTGTGGATACCTACCTGTCATCCTTTGTAGATGGCATTAAGAACTACACCAAGCAAGATGGTATGCTGCATGTCAGCTTACTACAACATCGCACTGCGACAGGCAGACTGTCAGGTGCTAATCCAAACATGCAGAACATGCCACGTGGCGGCACGTTTCCTGTAAAGAAAGTATTTGTGTCACGATGGGATGGTGGTAAGATACTTGAGGCTGACTTTGCACAGCTAGAGTTTCGTGCTGCTGCATATTTATCACAGGATGGAGTTGCAATTGAGGAAGTTTCTACTGGATTTGATGTACACTCGTACACCGCTGAAGTTATTACCAATGCTGGTCAGCCTACGAGCAGACAGGATGCGAAAGCGCATACATTTGCGCCCCTCTACGGGGCCACTGGGTTCGGAAGGACGCAAGCAGAAGCAGCCTACTACGAACACTTCACAGACAAGTACACGGGGGTTGCCTCTTGGCACTCCAAGCTGGCTAAAGAAGCTATATCAACGCAGAAGATAGTCACACCGTCTGGACGGGAGTTCTCGTTTCCTAATGTAGTACGTAAGGCAAATGGGCGTGTGTCATACTTTACACAGATAAAAAACTACCCTGTACAGTCATTCGCTACAGCAGATATTGTGCCAATAGCTTTGCTGCACATTGATAAACTGCTTGACAACATGCAGTCATGTGTAGTAAACACAGTGCATGATTCTATTGTAATTGATGTACATCCAGAGGAAGAACAGGGGGTTGTTGATATAATCAATAGGACTAATGAAGAACTACCAAACTTGATTACTCTTAGGTGGGGGATAACTTTTAATGTGCCTCTACTATTAGAGTCAAAAATAGGTCCAAACTGGCTTGACACTAAGGACATAACCTGATATAACTACGGTTCTAAACTTTGAGAAAGGAAAGTAAATGACACAATTAACTACAGTAGATACGAATAACTATGCCGCTATGGCTAAAGCTATGGGCATAGCACATGAGAAGACATCATCCTCTTCTAGTTCTCTTGCACGACTACGCATTAATCACTCACCTATTATCGGATCGGATAAGGTGTTGGTTAAGGGTGGCACATACAAGCTAGAGATACCTGATGGCCCTACTCACTATGCTACCAGCATTAAGATGAGGCCATTCATGCAACGCTTTATGCACAAGCGTTTCGTTCAGGGTGATGCAAAGAATCCCAATCGTTACATCAAGAGCGTGATGGCAGATACACTGGACATTGACCTCAAAGATAATGACGGTGGGTTTAACTGCGGTAAACCCGCAGGATACATCAAAGACTTCAAGGCACTCCCGCAAGCACAGCAAGATTTGCTCAAGGCAATCAAGCGTGTACGTGTTGTCTTTGGTGAGGTGGAGTTGATTGACCCCAAGAATGAACAGGGTGAGTCTGTAAAGGTAGACTCTACACCATTCATTTGGGAGGTTGATAACCGTGACGCATTTAAGGAGATCGGTTCTAGCTTCACCACATTGGCAAAGATGCAACGCTTGCCAATCCAGCATATCATCACTGCCAATACCAGTGAGCGTAAGATTCCTACGGGTGCATCATATTATGTGCCAGTGGCATCGCTGGATGTTACCAAGACCATTGAGTTAACTGATCAAGATCAGGCATTGTTTGCTGACTTCATGTCATGGATTGATAATTACAATAACTACATTATTAATGCGTGGACAGAGAAGGCTAACTCTAGAATGGAAGATGACGATATTGATATGGTAGATGACCTAGTTGATATTGAAATTGAAGAAGAGGTAGCGTAATGCATCACCCTGCTGAACTCGCACTCCATCAATATATGGAAGACGCAGTGCAAGGCAAAACAGAAATGTCAGAGGAGACTATTGAGCAGGTTTCTTCTGACATAGCTGAAGCACTGCAGAAGCAGTTTGGTAGTGGTAAAAAGCGGGGCGATTTTAAACTGCGTATGTCAAACGTAGGTCGCCCCACTTGCCAACTCTGGTATGACAAGAATAAACCAGAGGCGGCACTGCCATTGCCTACTACATTTGTAATGAACATGATGCTTGGTGATATTGTTGAGGCAGTATTCAAGGGTCTACTCAAAGAAGCAGGAGTAAAGTATGAAGAACCTGAACATGTTACACTGGAACTGGATGGCGCATCCGTTAACGGAACATATGATATTGTTGTTAATGGTGCTGTCGATGACGTTAAGTCAGCATCTGATTGGTCCTATCGAAACAAGTTTGAGTCATATGAAAAGCTGGCTAGTGGGGATGGGTTTGGTTATGTAGGACAACTTGCAGGATACGCAAAGGCATCAGGTAAAGATGTCGGTGGATGGTGGGTTGTAAACAAAGCCAATGGTAAATTTAAATACGTGCCAGCATCAGGTCTTAACTTAGATGAAGAGATTGCTAAGATACAAAAGACAGTAGACACAGTAAAGGAGAATAAATTTGAAAGATGCTACGAACCTGTACCTGAAAAGTTTAGAGGTAGGGAGACAGGTAACAAGATACTTAATGATGGGTGTCGGTTTTGCTCTTATCGTTTTGATTGTTGGGATGCTTTAACAGAGCGTCCATCTGTAATGTCAAAGGCTAAAACACCACCGACAGTTAGCTACATAGGAGAAGTTGTTGTACAGTAAAAGTCATCATAAATCATGGAGGATGGCACGTAAGTATGGCTATCGTAGTGGGCTTGAGTTGGTTATATCTGATAAGTTGAAGTCAGATAGGAGAAAGTTTAGGTATGAAGAAGTAAAAGTTGAATGGGAAGACGTGGCATACAGAATTTATACTCCTGACTTTATACTTAATAATGGTATAATAGTTGAGGTTAAGGGTCGTTTTGTTCCTGCTGATAGGAGGAGACAGTTGCTTATACGTAAGCAGCATCCTGACCTTGACATACGATTTGTATTTGAAAATAGTCAAAGTAGAATACGTAAGGGATCAAAAACTACTTATGCTAAGTGGTGTATTAAGCATGGCTTTAGATACTATGATCGCATAATACCAGAGGATTGGTTAAAAGAAAAGGGTAAGGACAAACATCCTATCTTTAT